TGAGCGACGACGGTGATGACGTGTTCGACGCGCAGAGCGTTGTGCCGCTGATTCAAAAGGCGATGCAGGAAAACTTTGTTTACCGCAAAGACATTGTAAAGGTCGACGTGCGCTTGTCGTACGTGCCGGGAAGGAAACGTAATAATGAAGTTTGAAGATTCTATCGACGTGCATACCGAGCTATTGCAGTTGTTAAGCAAGCCGAATCGAACGTCTGAAGACAAGAATCGACTAAGGTTTTTGCGCCGGATATGCGGGGCAGAGAAACAGGCGACCGCAGGGTTGTCTGAAACAGAAGTGGGCTTGGCCAAAGGTCAGGCCTTGTGTAATTTTTTGTTAGGAGAAAGTGATGAAAGCACAGACTAAAGACCAGTTGCGAGCGCAGGTTCAAAAGCTGAAGGGTCAGGTTGAAGATTTAAAAAACGAGGCCCGTGACGAGTTTACGGTGACCATGAACAAAGACCAATTTACTTTGTTGATGGACAGGTTGTGGCGTGACGGGAGCGATTTGGAAACCGCTATGCATGCGGTGGAAGAAAGTGACGATCCTAGATTTGATGGCTATGCAAACTTAGTCCTGTTACAGGGTGGCTGCCAGATAGAAGCACTTTACGAATCTTTCAAACGACAAACGGCTACAAGTTGGGATTTCAACGTCGGCACGCAAAAGCTGTACATGTGCGATGAAGGTGAGCTATGAAACGCACGGAAGAAGCTTTACTAATAATGGTCAAAGAAGAAGTTAAAGCGGTGACCAAAGAAATGGTGGATGAGATGGCAAACCGGATTATGGAAAAGGTGTGCAAAAGAGCTCTGATCCAAGTACTTGTAGTTAACACGGAAGTTCTAAAGCGCCGGGAAGGACAAAGTGAGGCAGACGCAATGTTGGAAGCCAAATACAATATGGGCAGGGTTGCTGACACAAAAACTCGGTCGCAAATTAAAATCGGCCCCAGCACTCAATTGCGTGAACCGCTTTTACTCGACATCAAGGACATGATCGAAAAAGAATTAGGCGCGCTGTACCCAGAACCCGCTGAAAAGTTTTAAAAAATGATTGAAGCAATTCGATACCAGCAACGCTACGCAGACCGGCTGGAAAGCGATCGGCACAGTTTGCTGAAAATGCAAAAGGTGCGAACGGAAAAGGCCACCATTCCAGACACGACCATACTCAAAGTCTTGCTGGCGCGTGACAAAGAGCCGCGATTGTCGAAAGCCTCGCTGTCTAGGCAGTTGCGGTTACCGGCGCACACCGTCTACAACATCTTGAATCGGTACGATCTGGTTCTGAGTCCTGCCGGTAAGCCGTGGTACAGGAGCCGTGGACTATGATCGAACGATCGGATTGGGCTTTTGATAACCCATATGACGACGATGAGGTTTTGTGTGACGATTGTGGCCAGCCACTATACGAGGTCGAAGATGAAGACGGCAAAAGATTACATTGTGAAGCGTGTGACTAAAGCTTGGGACCGCTGTGGTTACGACTGCATGGCGATCTTTTTGTTTTTGATGATTGGAGTAGAAATCATATGAACGCACAACGAAATTGGGAGATGATCTTGACGTTTCAAGAACCTTCCAACATGTATAAAACTGAGGTTTACCAAGGCTTGACGTTGGAACAAATCAACGATGCGATGGAAATGAAGTTCGAACAGAACAAAATCATTGGTATGACGATGCGATCGATGCCGATGGACTCTGTCGCGTTGCAAAGCCATAACAAGTATCTGAACGGTGAAGGTTTATGAAGCATCACGATCTTGAGATCTTGATTACCACACGCAAGTTTTTTGCGTGCGACGCAGAAAGCACAGAGGAAGCAGTGAAGATTGCCACGACAGAGGCGCGTAAGCACCTCGGACAAGACTTTTACTCGCTAGAAATCCGTGATCCAAGCGCCGGGTGGCCTCAAACGCTACATGAAGCCCGTAAGCCCGATATATCTTGACATATCATCTTATATAGTAAGAGAATAGCGCATGGATACATCTAAATGGAAATCGGTTCTGGTGCCTGTTGAGGTCTACCGGGACATTAAAAAAATCGCGTTTGAAGAAGACCGCTCAATCAGTGGTCAACTGCGCAAAATATTCAAAGAATGGCAAGAAGATCGGTTGCAAGAAGCGCGGGATCTTGGTGTACTTGATTGACGGGCTCTAACACCCGTCTCCACTCCAAGCCAAGGCAACATCACGGCCTTCCAACACGATCCCCGCCCGTGTGGCTGCTAGGCGGGGTTTTAATCCTCTTTCTAACGGGCTGCGCAGCCCCGACAACCAAAACGTACTGGGATCAGTTAGGACCGGACGCAGTCAATTGTCCGGATCGTCTCAGCGGGTTTAAAGTTTTTAAACTTTGTCGGCAATACGGCCCGCATTTAATCTGCAAGTGCGTGCAAGCTTAGACTTCGACTGCTTCACCCCAGCTTGGCCCAAGGTCAATGTCGCATTTGTTGGGCACCTGTAACGTGACGGCTGCTTCCATGACTTCTCGGATCTTCTTTGCATGCTCTAGATCGCGCACACTGCAGCCCAGTTCATCGTGAACCTGCAGTAGGGGACGCTCACCGGCCTCGTACAGATCGACCATCGCTTGCTTGGTCATATCGGCAGCAGACGCCTGTATTAGACGATTTAAAGCTTTGTATGTGTAGGCACGCCGCAGGGGCGTTGTGTCGCCGTACTGCGCCCGTGCTTCTTTCTTAGGCAATGCTTTCTTCAGTTCGTAGCCCAGCGGCTCAAACATATCGAACCGGCACTTACGTCCCTTCAGACTGCGGATCGAACCGTCGTCTTTCTGGTCCACGGCCCGTGATACGCCATTCATCAACTCTTTAACGAAAGGCACCCGGTTGTGGTACTGCTTCGTCAGTTCTTTGGCAGTGTCGACATCGACGTCTAGCTGGTCTGCCAGCTTGTTTACACCCATGCCGTACATCATGCCAAGATTGATCGTTTTGGCCTGCTTACGCGGGATTTGGGCCATCTCAGCGACCATTGTATGGAAGTCCATGCTCGCGTCACTGTTGTAGCCGTCTACAAACTCTTGAGCGCCGCCCAACGGCCTGCTTTTCCACTTGCCGAAGATTTGTGCGTAGTGAACCAAGATCCGTGGTTCTTGCTGCGAGAAGTCGATTGCAGCCCACTGCTCGTCTTCTTCTGGTAGAAACAAACTGCGGATCATAGGTCCCAGTTCGGGATCACGAGCCGGGATCTGTTGAAGGTTTGGGTTGGACATAGACAGGCGCCCGCTAACCGTACCCCCATCGTCACTACGCAACTGGTTGATGTGTCCGTGTATCCGGCCTTCTTTGGACACGTAGCGCATGATCGACGACACAAACGTGCCCTGCACCTTGTTGAGGTTGCGGGCCTCTACAACCATCTTTGCAAATTCGTGTGGGTTCTCGCTAAGGAACGACTTGGTAAACGACGGCTGCCCGGTCGCGGTGCGTGGGTATTTGATATTAAGTTTGTCGAACGCTTTCGATAGTGACGCTGCCGCCCAGATCTCTACATTGCCACCGGCCTGCGCTTCGATCTTCTTAAGCACCGCCTTCTCGCGCTTAATCAGCGCCTGCTTTGTACGCTCACATCGATCCATGTCGACCCGGATACCTCGGAAGGTCATGTCGATCAGGCAAGGCGTGAGCCGTGTTTCAAGATCCCAGACCGTGTTGAGGTCTTGCTTGGCGATCTCAAGCTTAAAAAATTTATACAAATCGAAGGCCAACCGAGCGTCCATCTCGGCATACGGCCCGACGAACTGGCTTGGCAGCTTCCATAGCTCGGCTTTTGGATCGACACCAAAGTCCACCGCCGCTTGGGTCAGTAGCTTTTCTGACTTGGCTTCGCCCAGATAGTCGTAGGACAGGGCGTTCAGACTATAGCTGTAGCGGTTCTCGTCCAGTAACGCCGCCATAATCATCGTGTCGATGATTGGCCCGTTGACCGGGATATCTAAAGCTTTGAGCCAGCCCAAGTCATACGGCGCGTTGTGCATGATCTTGGGACAACCTGTGGATAACTGCTTCTTCAGCCAGCGCAGCACGACGTTCTTGTCGAGGTTGCCGCCGCCAAGGTGTGCGATCGGGTAGTAGGCTTCCCAGCCTTCGGTTGCGACTGCGATGCCCACGACGTCGCCATCCTTGCGAGGCCAGCCGGGACCGTACTCTTTCAAGTGTGGATCACGTGTCTCTAGGTCGATCGCGATCTCTTTCGCGTCGGTTATGTCTTTCAGTTCAAACGGTGCAGTCCATTCCGCGTTTGGTGTAAACAACGGAAACTGCAAGCGTGTTTCTTTTTGCATCAGTCACTCCGGGGATCTTCGTAGGTGAAGCGCAGATACCAGATGGCTTTTTTTAAATCTTCTTCTGCATCAAACTTCTTGCCTGCCCGCCATATATACTTGAACGCGGCAATTCGACAGTAAGTGGCGACGGCTTCGCGCCCGAAGGCAGCCACCATCGCGTCTATGCATTCGATCTCGGAGTCTGCGTAATGAGGCGGCTGGTTCACCATGTCCGGTAACAGGCCTGCTGATCCGTCGGGAATGTCTTTGAAGTAGACCTTCTCCTTACGGTCACCGACACTGACCTCAAAGTGATCGCTCATAACGTGTAGCTCCGATAAAAGTTTTCTGGCAAGACAGTGAACAGGTTCTTCTTTGTGCGTGTAACCGCAACGTAGAAGACACGGTGCATGCTGTCCGGATCATCGTCCATCGATCGCTCCGCAGCGACCGTCAAATCCGTAAACAGCACCACGTTATCTGCTTCACCGCCTTTCGCGCCGTGTATTGTGCTTAGTTTGATACGTGGAGGCGCTGTGAGGTCTTCGCCTCGGCGTACCAGTGCGTTAACGTACGCAACGTCAACACCCGGTACTTTATCCAGCGCCTCGTTCCACGCCATATCAAGCGT